TACGATATTAGAAAAACTAAAGCGCGTTGGAATGGGTGATTATAAGAAAAAGAACGGAACTACAAGAGTCGGAGACGCTTTACGTTGGCTAGTAAAACAAGGCAAGGAAGTAGCACCAGAACTATTATCAATAGCTGGTGGTATAACTGGAATAGACCAGTTAAAAGAACTTGCAAATAAGATTGACACAAATAAACAACTCAGCGAAGCTGATAAGGAGTTGCTATTAGAGGAATTAAGATATGATATGATTGAAATGCAGGAGTCAACTAAGCGTTGGGTTGCTGACATGAACTCTGATAGTTGGTTAAGCAAGAATATAAGGCCTCTAAGCCTTGGATTCTTGACTTTGACTCTATTTGTATACATAATACTAGATAGTTCATTAGAGGGCTTTAAAATAGCCTCTAATTGGATTGATTTACTATCTTCACTACTGCTTCTTGTTTATGGAGGTTATTTTGGGGCAAGAAGTGCCGAAAAAATAACTAAGAACTGGAAGAAATAACTTGTTTAATATTCTGGGGGTTGTTTAACATAATGGCCCTGTTTTGGCTATAGAACATAGCTATCCTGTATAGTTGGCTTTGCAAAGAGTAGAAATCGTATTTTGAAGAAAAATACTTGATTTATACGTGGGACAATTTCGCCACTTCGGCTTTTGTGAGCCTTGTGGCTGTTTTTACAAAGTTTAAGCAAAGGTAGCGTTTTTTCCGCAGAAAGTCAAGTTAAGTTACTAACAATGTTAATAACTATCCCTTTTTTATATACCTATTATTTATTATATTTGTAGTGTTATGTCATTATTACATCGCCCACAATATGAAATAGGTTACAGTGAAGAGGATGATAAAGAGGGATTAAGGAAGTTGCTTTGGTCTCAGTTTATGTGTAAGTGTGGGCGCTGTAGTATTAAGACAGGAAAAAACTTTATGGAAAGGTTGCCTGTTTTTATATTAGATGAGATAGCGCAGGAGGAGAGAATGAGGTTTGATATTAGATTAGCATATACTTGCAAGCATCACTCTGACAAAATAGCATTGATAAGTAAGAATCCACATAGAGTTGGATTAGCAGTAAAGATTAGAATAATTAATAATATGAAAAGATTAAAGTTAGTTCGAGGTTTAATAATGCGAGGAGTCACTAGGATTAGATTGTGTGACGAGTTCGTTTACTTTGATACTGACGACCTCAAACCAATGTCATTGCATATCAAGTAATGTTTTGTTTTATTTTGTTTTATTTTGTTTTAAGAAGAGAGCTACAGAAATGTGGCTCTTTTTTTTATTTTTATTTGGATAATTGAAAAATGTTGTTTATGTTTGTACCAACATTAACAATTAATATTATGAAAATAGATATAAATAAAGTAGACAATGTAGAAGTAGACGGCATTGACACCAGAGATTATCCTGACTTTGTTGATGCCTTTATCTCTTACGCAGAGATAGATGGGGTTGAATTAACAGACGAACAATTAGATGAATTAAACGATGATGGAGATTTTGTTTATAATTGTGTAATTAATAAATTATTTTAACATGGAAAAGCAAAAAGAAAAACCATTTTGGGAAACGAACACAAATCCAATCACAGGTTGGAAAGTGTTTGCTAAAGATGAACTTATAAATTCATCTAAATTAGAAGCGGAAAGAAGAATACTTAAATCATTAAAAAGCTATGGTAACAATGGATAGACACGAATTAGAATTAGACGGAGTATTATTAGCAGCTTATGGAAGCTACTATGAAGGAATGAGTGGAGATTATTTTAATCCACCAGAACCAGAAGAGTTCTCTTTAGACAGCGTGCACATTGAAGAGGGAGATGTGGAGATAGATGTAACAGACCTTTTATACAATAGGTTAGAAGAGATTGAAGAGATTATAATGAACCAAAACTATAGATAATGGAATTGATAGAACATCAGACGTATAACGCTTGGTATAAGGCTTTAGGTAATAAGCTACTTGACTGGCACGAAGCCAAGCCAGACAATAAGGACTTGATTAATTTAGTCAAGGCCGTTGAGATTGTTGGGTTGCATAACGCAAAAATAGCTAAAGAGAATAGACAACTTGAGTTTGAGTTACAGAGCCTGAAAGAAAAGCTAAAAGAAACAATAGAAGATTTAAACAGTATATTATGAATGATTTACACGACTTTAAAAATATGCAGATAAAAGCACTGCACAATGAACTTAGTGAACTAAGAGAATACATCACTAAACTGGAGACTTTTATATTTGAGTTGACAGACGAAAACTATCCAGACGACTATAAAAGTATAGTTAGGAAAGAGATATTTTTAACAAAAGATGAAGAATAATTTGGATATAAGCTATCTATTTACTATATTAGCAGAATATTAATTAAAACAATTAACATTATGAACTTTCATGACAAGGTACTAAAAGTACAATCGGAGCTAAAAGCTCCTAAGAACCAAAGAAACAATTTCGGTAAATACAATTACCGTTCTTGTGAGGATATATTAGAGGCTGTAAAGCCGCTATTAACTGCAAATGGACTAACCCTTATGATTACTGATGAGATTAAGGAAGTGGCTGGATTAGTCTATGTAGAAGCAAGAGCAGTATTATTTGATACTGAGGGCAGGATTGAGGCCACAGCACAGGCTGGTATTGACCCTAACCGAAAAGGTATGGATATAGCACAGTCTTTTGGCAGTAGCTCTTCATACGCTCGTAAATACGCTCTAAACGGCTTATTCCTTATTGATGACACTAAGGACGCAGATGCAACGAACGACCATAAGGACGCTCGTAAATGGCTAAATAAGAACACTCCTGAGTTTAAGAAAGCACAGCAGTTTATGGCATCAGGTGGAACTTTATCCACTATTGAACAGAAGTATAAATTATCAACAGAAGTTAAACAACTATTAAATAAGTAATATTATGGAAAACACAAAAGTATTCGCAGACGGATTTATTTTTAAGCGAAATGAAAATGCACCTGAATTTGTTATAGGTGGAATTAGCATCAAGGTAGAAGAGGCACAGAAGTTCCTCTCCGCTAACCAGAATAATGGCTGGGTAAACCTAGATGTTAAGCAGAGTAAAAGCGGCAAGTACTACATGGAGTTAAACACCTTTACTCCAAAGTCAAGCAACAGTGGGACACCAGTGCCTAAAAAAGACAACTTCAAAGTTGCTGCTGGGGCTGACTTGCCGTTCTAACCAATCAAACAGGGGTGGGGAAACCTGCCCCTTTTTATTAAAACAAAATAACAAAACAAACATAAAAATATGAACACAGACGACAAAGAAATACAAAGGATGCACATGGAGAAAATAGATAACGACTGTTATGTCGATATCTCTGAGTCCATAAAGCACCCTCCTGTTGCGTTGTCATTTGGCAGATACTCTATAAACACGCCAAGTGGCATAAAGAGATACCCCATACCTATTGGCACTTATGGTAACTTTAGTTTCGTAAGCGGTCCGCCCAAAACCAAGAAAACCTTTTTTGTCTCACTACTAACTTCAGTCTACTTATCATCATCTGGTAAAAACCCCTATGGCGGCAAAATGAGAGCCGACAGAAAGGGCAAGTGTGTTATACACTTTGATACAGAGCAGGGCAAGTTCCACGCACAGAGAGTGTTTAGGAGAGTTGTCGAAATGAACAACGGAGAGAACGTAGGTTGCTACCATACCTACGGACTCCGTTCAATAGGGTACAAGACAAGGATTGACTTTATAGACTACAAGCTAAAAACAGTGTCTAAGGACAATGAGATAGGCTTAGTCGTTATTGATGGTATTGCTGACTTAGTTAGTGATGTTAACGATATACAGGAGTCTAACGAGTGTATTCAAAGGCTGATGACTTGGAGTGAAAAATACAACTGCCATATTGTGCTTTGTATTCATACAAATCATGGTTCAGACAAGGTCACGGGTCATTTAGGTAGCTTCGCTCAGAAAAAATGTGAGACAGGCATATTGTTAGAGAGAAATGAAACTGAAGAGGAGTTTATAACCGTAAGATGTAAACAAAGTAGGGGGTTCTCTTTTGAGCCTTTTAGCTTTAAGGTTACGGAGTTTGGTTATCCAATGATTGTAAGCAGTCTGAATGATGATATAGCTGCTATTCAGCCCCAGAAGAAAGAACCTAGTAAATGGCAACAAAAAATGAATATCGCATAGTTACGCCTATGTACATTGATTTAGAAAGAAAAACTAAAAAGGACAGAAGAGTTTATGTGAATATGAACTCTTATGGAAATGTAAATCACTTTATAAACAACCAAGTGAAGAAGAAGTTTAAGGACATAGTATCAAGCCAGTTAGTCGGAGTTAAGATACCGACACCTGTAGAGATATTCTATCAGGTATTCAAGCCGAGCAAAAGGAGGCTTGACAAGATGAATGTCATAGCTGTAACGTCTAAGTATTTGCTTGACGCAATAACAGAGACAGGTTGCTGGGAAGACGACAATGACGATTATGTAAAGACAGAAACAATACTGCCTACAGTTTATGATAAAGGTAATGGCAGAGTTGAGATTTTAATTAGAACTATAGATGATTAATAAGCAATTAGAGAAGCTCGCATCCAAGCACAAGACTTGGGTTGGGTTGGTTAGGAGTATGGGTTGCAACCCCTCTTATGTAGAAGATGTTGTTCAGGACGCTTATATCAGGGTTTATGAATACCTAAACAAAGGAGTTGATATATCTTACGGAGATGATGATGTGAATGATTTTTATATGTACATGACCTTAAGAAGCATATATCTTAACAAGGCAAAGAAAAAGAGCATAGCCAATGAGACTGTTGATATGCAACAGGAGGCTCTGGAGTTTACGCTAAACAACCTAAGAGAAGAGTTTGCAGATGTTGAAGAGGAGCAGGGTTTCAAAAGATTAATGAATAAGATATTTACAGAAGTCAATAGCTGGGATTTCTATTCTAAAAACATATTCATAGCTTACTTTACTACAGGACTGTCTCTGGATAAGCTATCCAATGAGACAGGGATAGGAAGAAGCAGTCTTTATAACTCAATAAGGAGATATAGAGAAGTGATAAGAGAAAGTTTCTCAGAGGATGCTGAGGACTATTATAACGGAGATTACGATAAAATTTAATTATGGAAGAATTTAAAGGAGACAAAAGAACAAAGGCTTACAGAGAATGGAAAGCTAGATTCGAAAAAGAACAAGAGAGCAAGTCAAAAGGACTTGGAGATACTGTTGAGAAGATTACTGAAGCAACAGGTGTTAAAAAAGCTGTTAAGGCTCTTTTCGGAGACGATTGCGGTTGTGATGAGCGTAAATCTAAGTTGAATAAGCTTATGAGCTACAACGTCACTAATTGCCTTGAAGAGAAAGAGTACAACTACCTTAGCGATTTTCTGTCTAAGAATAGGCAGAGTGTAACTATGGTTGAGCAGAGAGCTTTGTTGGATATATTCAATAGAGTGTTTAATCAGAGAAAGCAGATGAGCAGTTGCCCTAGTTGTATTAGAGGTATGATTGCTGACCTTAGAAAATTGATGAATAATTATGAATAAGATAAAAGGTTTTGTTATGGGCTTGGCTCTGCTCGGATGCGAGCCAGCCCCCTGTTATGAGTGCTACGATGTTTTCTACAGCGATGGCACTAGCGACTGGATTTGTGTTCAATATAATTGCGATAGATTATGAGAGATTTTAGACCAAGATTAAGCGGAAATAAGCTAAAGGCTTTTAGGAATATAACTAAGGACGAAAGTAGAGTTCTGGTTATTGGAGACCTTCACGAGCCATTTTGCTTGGACTCGTACCTTAAGCACTGTAAAGATGTTTATGCTAAATACAACTGTAATAGAGTTGTGTTTATTGGAGATGTAATAGACAACCATTACTCAAGCTACCACGAAACAAATGCTGACGGCATGGGTGGTGGAGATGAGCTAGACCTAGCCATAGACAGAATAGCAAGGTGGTACAGAGCCTTTCCAAAGGCTGATGTAACCATTGGAAATCATGACAGAATAATAGCAAGGAAAGCTCAGACTTCATCTATACCTAAGAGGTGGGTAAGAGATTACTCAGAGGTGCTTAATACACCTAACTGGAACTTCATAGAGAGGGTTGTTATTGATGATGTTCAGTATATTCATGGAGAAGGCGGTACTGCCAGAACCAAGTCTAAGGGGGATATGATGAGTACGGTTCAAGGACACTTGCACACTCAGTGTTATACAGAGTGGTCTGTAGGTGCTAAGTTCAAAGTATTCGGAACTCAGGTAGGCTGTGGGATAGACCACGATAAGTATGCTTTTGCATACGCTAAAGCAGGTAAGAAGCCAGCCATAGGATGTGCTGTTGTTATTGGCGGCCATACTGTAATTAACGCACTTATGGATTTGTAATGAACTACAATAACGACTTTAAATACGACCTGAAAGTTGGGCAAGTAAAAGAACAAGAGCTTGCCAACATATTCTCAAGCAAGACTATTGAGGTTAAGTACGACCTTAGAGCAGATGAGACAGGTAATGTATTTATTGAGTATGAGAGCAGAGGCAAGGCCAGTGGGATAAGCACAAGCGAGTCTGACTACTATTGCTTTTGCATCAACAATACGTTTCACTTGATGCCTTCTGAGTTGCTTAAGCAGAAGTGTAGAAAGTATGTTGGAACAAACAGAGACAAACTAGGTGGCGACAGCAATACCTCCAAAGGTATTCTGTTGCCTATAAATGAATTATTTTAAATATGTGGACTATGACTATAACACACGATATAATAAGCGGAACTGAATCTGCTTATGTAGTAGAGAAGAGAAAGAATATGCCTGTATTTAGTGGCGTATTAAAATACTTCCCAGACGCAATTAGAGAGGTCTCTAAAACGTCTTGGGCAGGTAATGAGCAACATCATCCAGACAAGCCTCTTCATTGGGATAGAAGCAAGTCTACGGATGAGTTAGACGCTTTGTCAAGGCACTTGATAGAGGCTGGAACTGTAGACACAGATGGCATAAGACACTCGGCAAAGGTGGCTTGGAGAGCCTTAGCGAATCTACAGAAAGAACTGGAGGCTTCTGGAGAAGCACCCCTAAGTGAGTATAATAATAAATAATAATATTATGGTAATACACAATTATATTTTCGATTCATATAGAATAGAACAAGAAGAGATACAAAAGGCTATACAGCTACTAAAAGAGAACGGATATGCCGTTTACAAAAAAGAAGTTGTAAAAGATTAGGTATTTTGAGTTATTTTGCTTATATTTGTTAAATAAATAGGTATATTATGGATATTAATGCTATTTTAGACGCAGACAGCATGGTTTATGCTTCCGCAGTAAATTCAGAGGACTTAGAAGAGGCTAAAGTTAAGCTAGACGCTAAAATAAACAATTCTTTGAACAATTTGCAGGACTTAGGCTATGATATTGTAAGTTTAATCGTTTGCAACGGCTCAAAAGGTAACTTTAGGCACTTTATTGCCGATAATTACAAGGCAAACCGTAAAAACACCGAAAGACCGCCCTTCTTAGAGCAGTTACACGACTACTGTAAGGAGGATTGGCAGTCTATGTCTGGTTATGGCTATGAAACCGATGATTTGGTTGCTAAGTTGTGGCTACAGAGCCAAGAAGCAGGAGAAAACCCTGTTATTGTCTCTATAGACAAGGATTACTTGCAGTTCCCAGCTAAAATATACAATTATAACACTAATGAGTTAGTTGAATTGTCAGAATTAGACGCTCTAAGGAACTTTTACACTCAAATGATAGTTGGAGACACTGCAGACAACATAAAGGTCTGTAGTGGCAAGGGAAAGGCCTATGCAGGCAAGTTGCTTGGCCCACTAACCACAAAATATCAAATGGTAAAGGCTGTTTACAATGTTTACAAGGAACATTACAAGTCTAAGGCAAGAGAGAAGTATATCCAATCTTATAACCTACTTAAATTAAGGACAAATGTATAATGACTCACAACAAGACATAGTTTACTCGTATTACTTGTTAACTTTGTACAGTATATCTCAAGGGGAGACCATTGAGGAGCTGGAAGAGGTTGTTTTGGGATTTGAACAGGATGATTTATACGAACAGTGTGATGGCATGAGGCAGGCCATAGAATTTGCCAAAACAAACACAATTCAGGCAGTCCTATCTGAATTAAATAAAGGAATAGAAACGTAAAAACAAAACAATGACACTACAAGATTTAACAGACAAACTTAACGAATATTATAAATTTGACATCAAAGAACGCACAAGAAAAAGAAAGTATGTTTATGCGAGAAAAGTTTACTCTGTAATAGCAAGAGAAATGGGATATACTTTTGAGAAAATAGGAGCTCACATAGGATTAAAACACGATGCTGTTTTATATCACTGTAGAAGTATTTATTCTGTTGAAATAAAGGACAAGGTTATATTCAACAGGGTTATTAAGGATTTTTCTCTTCCTATAAAAGAGATTGATTTAGACACAAAAAAAGCTATAATGCAGGCTGAAGCAGAGTCAAAGGCTATAGACAACGTAAGCTATATTAGTCAAAAATTGATAGACAGTATTACAGGCATTGTTAAGGACTGGGATATTGAGTCAATAAATGATTTTATAAATACAAGACTTGAGCCTTATGATAAGATGATGCAAGCTAAAACACTAAGAGCTGCCCCAGTAAAGGTGGAGCCTGCCGTAATGAGAGGAGCAGTATCTAATCCTTTTTTAAAATAGACTACTATGATTAAAGTAAATAAAAAGATGCTTAAGGCACTACAATACACCAATAAGCTAACTTCATACCAGAAGTTTGCATCAAGGGTAGGTTACATGGGTAGCGGCTTTTTAATAGCCGCACAGTGGACTATAAGGCCAGAACTATACATAATAGGCTTTACACTTGTAATGATACAGACTGCCTCCAGAAAACAATGGAACTTGGTGGCATTAAATATAAATGGGCTTATAGCTTGGATAACACACTTAATATTATGAGACTTAAAAAACTAACACAGCAACAGAGAATAGGTAGATTAGAGAAAGTTGTTTCTCAGCTATTCATACTTACTAAGAAGATTGAGGGAGAGATTAAAGTAATACAAGATAAAACTGGTTACCACCTTGAAGAAGAAGAATGATATGTTATCTCAAGAAATAATAAAATGGTGTTTTAAAGAGGGCTATAAGATATGTCCTGTTACAAAAGATAACCAGACTTATCAGGTCGAAGTCAGCAAGGCTCATCAAAGTGCCTTGCTTGACGAGACTCACACCAAAAGAACTATTCATCAGGCTGTTAAAGATGTTTACATCAAACTATACAATAAACAAAACAATAAGTAAATTGTTATAATATTATGAGTAGACATAAGAAATCAGAGGAGACCTCTAAGAACGATGGCAGGAAGTATAATAAGAGGTTAGCACCAAAGCCTATATCTACAAAGGACAAGATGATTAAGCCTGCTAGAACTACAAAGGCTAAGAAAGACAGGATAGCTTCCTATGCCGTTTCAGCTATGAAAGAAGTATTCGGCAGTGAGAAGGATGCTTTTATACACATGGCAGAACTGGCTAAGAAGAACTTTAACCAGATGAAGTTGCTTATGGAGTATGCTTATGGCAAGCCATCAGACAGTATAAACTCAGACAGCAAGAAGAAAACCAAGTCTGCACCTACAATTAACTTCGTTATGAATAATCAACAGCCTCAGATTGATAATACTATTGACATAGATACAGAGGAATGAAAAACTCAATACAATTAAATGACAAGTATGTACCTCTTTTTACTGACAAATCGAGGTATTTTGTTGTTACAGGGGGTCGTGGTTCTGGTAAGTCTTTTGGCGTAAATGTATTCTTACTTAACCTAACGTACGAGGCAGGACACAAAGTCCTGTTTACTCGTTTTACATTAACCTCTGCTGCTGCATCTATTATACCAGAGTTCATTGAGAAGATTGAACTTATGGGAGTTGAGTCAGACTTTAGGATAACAAAGGATGAGATTATAAATCTAACCACAGGAAGCTCTATTATCTTTAAAGGTATCAGGACATCATCTGGTAACCAAACAGCCGCCCTGAAGTCTCTTAGTGGCGTTACGACCTTTGTTCTGGACGAGGCAGAAGAGCTGGTGGACGAGGACACCTTTAGTAAGATTGACTTCTCCATACGTTCTAACACCAAAGCCAACAGGGTTATATTAATACTGAATCCAACAACTAAAGAGCATTGGATATATCAGAGGTTCTTTATGTACCCTAACGTGAAAGCTGGTACAAACGCCTCTAAAGGCGATGTAACGTACATACACACGACTTTTGAAGATAATAAGGAGAATCTATCAAAAAGTTATTTAGAGCAGTTATACGACCTTAAAAGGCGTGATATAGTTAAGTTCGAGCATCAGATACTTGGTGGCTGGCTAAACAAGGCAGAAGGAACTATAATAACTAACTGGAAGGTAGGACACTTCGTACAGACAGAACTTATGTGTTACGGCCAAGATTTTGGATTCTCTACAGACATAACCAGTTTAGTAAAGGTGGCTGTGGATAAGGACACCAGAAGTGTTTATGTGAAGCAGATATACGGAAAGACAAACCTATCTACTTCAGACATAGCCTACAGG